CGTATTAAATTAACGCATAAATTTTCTGCCATAATTGTAAGTTTTTATGTGTTAATATCCAAACATTATTAAATCATCTTCCCAAACGAGTGTCCCCAATTTATCGCGAACGAGCATCTTATTGTCTTGGTCGTCGTCGCTGAACCAAATTTTCAAATCGGCAATCATATTATTTGAGTGAACACCTGCTTTTAAATTTGATTTTCCGGCAAACACAGCCCTATGTGGCTTGTTCCAAGATGTTCCATTGTCTTCAAAACTGCGAATCATTTCATCCCAAATCGGAAGTGACAAAATAGTATGTCCGTTATATTGAGTTGCATAAACAAAACCATCAAATAGACTTTGCCACTGCAATTCACTACCTTTATTATTTCTCTTAATATCGCCCGCTAAAGCGTCTGCAAGTGTTTGAGTTGTCAAAATCAATTTATCTGATTTTTGGCGTAAACGCATTGGAGCGTCGTAAATTAAAGTATCAAATATTGACGTAGCAACTCCGTCTGCTCTTATTCCTGCAATTTGTGCGGCATAAGACGCTGCTGTGTTTGCAGCAATAGGAACATTCAAAGAGGAATCTAACGCCGTTATGTCAAATAATCGTTTGAAAAGTCCATCGCAAGTAACAAATAAATTTGAATTTATTCCATCAGTTATCTGACCACCGTCATCCACATTACTTGCCGATTTGTTCCCAAACCACAAGAGCCGCCATACCATTTTTTCAAGCGCTTGGCGCAAAGTTGGCTCAACAATTATATCCATATAGTCTGTTCCTGTCAAATCTGCCCTGTTCGTTCCTCTACGCATTGAAAATTGAACAAGCGTTTCTTCAAGATCTTGGTAACATATTTTTTCTGCCACTTCATAGGCTCCAAGTTCCCATATTTTTTCTAAAGTGGCGATTTTTGAAGCATTCCATTGTGGATTACATCCATTAGCTGGAAGTCCAACCGGCTCCATCTCACCAATTCCACCAAGACGCGATCCCGGGACTATTCCCGTCATTAAGTCTAAGGTTTCATTGATTGATCCCATTTGCAAAACTGTTAAAAATAACAGTTCGCGTAAATCCATTATTCCCTGATTGTTGATCGTAAATTGATCAACGTATGATTTTCCTGTACTTGCCATAGTTAATTTTTGTTAATGGTTTGTAATTTTTTTTCACGCAATTCAGCAAGTTTTTTGTTTACGTTGCTTTCTTTTGCTTCGATTGCCGTTTCTTTTTTTCCTGCAATCCTTGATTGTGGTCGATAGTGCGAACATTGCTTTTCAAGCCAAGATGTTCCGCCAGCTATTTTTATAGCATTTAATTGTGCGGATTCTTCAACCGTTTTTTTCATCGAAATTGCATCTTCCAACTGCTTTTGCAAGTCAGCGATTTTGGTTTTCATTTCTTCTACTTCATCAATCGAAGCGGCGATTATTTCAATTATTACACCATTTTCGATTACAATAGTTGTTCCGTTCGGCATTACGTGAGTGCCGTCAGGTGCTGCCGAATCACCTACTTCCGGTTCCCCCTCTTCGCGATCAACAACAATAATACTTCCGTCTGCCGTTGTCAAATCCATCATGTTTTTTTCAAAATCTTCGTCTTTCAGAATTGCGAGGATTTTTTGAAATTTGCTTAATTCTTTTTTTTCTTTTGCCATTTTTGTAAAATTTTTATTGTTAATGTTTTTTTGTTTTGGATTTACAAGAGCCATAGCCGGCTGCCTTGATTCTGTCGCAAATTTTAACGATACTGATTCCGTTGGTGATAGGTATGTTTCATTTTTCATCAAATCCGATATTGTTTTTTCATCAAGTCCTGTTTTTTCTGCGTAAAATTTTTCACATCTCTTTTCAAAATCGCCCATCCATTTTGAAGCAGAATTTAATTTGTCCGAATCACCCTCAACGCTTGTCCACGGGTTATGAATCATAATTGGACAACCCGCAATTCTTCTATCGCCCGCAAGAAATAAAATTGAAGCTGCCGACGCGCATTGTATTTTGCTTTCTGTGATTATTATTCTTCCAATTGTTCGTAAATAATCGAACATATCAAATGCTAATTCACCATCGCCGCCCGGCGATGTTATAACTAAATGTAAGGGCTGGTTTTCAGGTTCTTTTTTTACGTCTGAAATCAATTTAACGAGCGAATATTGATCGCTCTCATTGCCGATTATTCCAACAATATTTATCATAGTTAAAATTTTCAGCAAATTTATTTGGTTTTGTATAAATAATATTGTAAATTGCTGATTATCAAATGTAAATGATTTACAAATAAAAATGAGCATCTTCACAGACGCTCATCACTTGTAGCGGCAGCCATTAATTGGCTATAATAAGGCTGGTTAAATTAACTAAAACCTATTATGTTAAATCTATATTTCTTTATCAAATTTTTTTACAATATTATAAACTGTTTTTTCGCTTACATTGTAAATATCTGATAAATATGCTATTATATACATTTGCTTATGTCCTTCAGTCGAAAGGCATTTGTAATCTTCGTACATAGGAATGTAGCGTACATCGCTAACATTTATATTTGCTTTGTCGAAAACATTTATTAAAGATTCGGATGCTTTGATTAATTCTGAAACTTTCATAGTTTTATTTTTTTTTGATAATTTATATATCCATCGTACGAGTAATGTTATAGGATGCCATTCAATAAACTCATTTTTGTAATATGATCCAGTAAAAATGCAAATATTTTTTAATATTTTTAATTTAATTTTGTTCATTTTATTTATCCATATTTACAATGTGCTTATTTCTTCCATTAATTTTACTTTTCCTTCAAATGTTTTAAATTCCGAATATACAAGATTAGGCGGCGGTAATTCTTCTAATGCTGCCGCAAATGCTCTCGTTAGCATTTCTTCTCCCATTATTTGTTGCGATGTTTCAACCACATTAATTGGAACGCCACCACCGATTTGATTAAATGCTGATAGAATAGGGGCGAACATTGATGTCGTCATTGCAGTATTTACACTTTCACCTTTTGAAAGGTCAGCCATAATACTGTCAGATGTGCCGGAGCCTGCACCGGAAACAAGCCCACCCTTTGCAAATTTCGGTCGTCTTGGCTGCTTTGAACCGGAAATTATGTTTTTCGCTTTTGCGAAATTTGCCATTGCTGTCCCGATTGCTGTCGCCACTCTTAACGCATACGTATAAGGGTCTCCAACTGCTGCCATTGACGGAATTGCCGCAAACGTTTCGGCGGTGGATAATCCTATATTGAAAATTGCTATTGTTTTTGCAAATGCGGCTAATGATTCGTTGTCTTCTGCAAATGATTCGATAAGTTGTTTGTATCCATCGCCCACCGCTTTGGCTGCCTGTAATTGCTTTATATTTGAATCCTGTATTTTATTTTGCAACGCTATTTCGGCTTCAATCATTTCGTTTCGACTTTCTTTGAATGCGAGTGTATATTCATTCAAAGACCCGAACATCGCTATTTTGTTTTCTTCATCTAATGACAAAAGCAACTCATAGTATTCCTGTGCATTTTGAAGCCTTACTTCATTTTCTTCAATTGTTCCTTTTTGAACGTCAAGAATCCGGTTTTGCATTTCATTTTTAAGCAAATCGGACTGTTTTTGAATGGTCTCTTTTCTTATATTAAGGCGTTCGTCCTGTTCAAGTTTATCATATTTTGCATTGATTAAGGATTCGTCCTGTCGCATTTCTTCGGTCAAAAGACTGTTTGCTTGAATTTCCGCCTTTCGGTTTTGTTCAATGGATTGTAATCTCAATTTGTGTTCGGCTTCTGTCCCCTCTTTAACCGCTGCGAGTTCCAATTCTATCCGTTGTTGTTCCTTTGCTATTTGATTGGATATTGATTCATCGCTTAATTTTTCAATATTCTGCAACCGTTTTTGTTCAAGTGAAACTATTGTTGCGTTTATTGCTTCTTTTGCTACAACATTCAGATTTTTTTCGGTTTCAAGTTTTCGTTTTAAGTCTTCTATTTGACGGTCATAGTTTTGATTTATTACTGCTCTTTGTTTTTCGGCACTTTCTTTTATCAATGAAAATGCAGCGTCTTCGGCGGCTCGTATTGCTTCCCGCTCTTTGTCCTTTTGCTCTTTAAGCATCGACATATATTCTTTATGAGCGTTTGCCCTCTCCTGTTTCGATGACTTTTCATCTGCTGTAATTTCTTTTTGAAGCCGTATCATTGTTTTTGTTCCCTGTGCTTTGACATTGTTAAAGGCTGCCTCTGCCGATATACTGTCAGCGATTAATTGAGCCCTTTCGCGTTCCAATTCGTTTGACAATTTTTGATTTTTATGTTCTTCTTCAAAAATTTCATGTTTTTGCCGTGCTAATTTTGCGTTAATTTCAAAACTTTCTTCTTCCAAAGCGTTTATTTCTTCTTGAAATTTTACCCGCTCTTTTGCGGAATATTTCTCTTTATCGGCGATTTTTTCCCTTAACTCTGCAACATCGCGTCCGATTTCGGCGTTGCGGATTAAAGCCTCGTTTTCTGCTTCGCTTAATGCCTTTTTTTGTTTTGCTAAGTCGATATATTTTTCCGTTTGTTCATTTACTGATTTGAACGCTTTACCAATTAAAGGAAGTTTTTCAAGCATTTTTGCAGCTCCCATTGCAAAAGACATAAATGCTTCTGCACCTTTCAAAATCCAATCGACAACCTCTTTTAAGACTAAATTTAAGACTTTCATTAAAGCATTTACCGGCTCCATTATTTTTTTGAATTTTGCTGTCGATTCCGCGTTAGAATCAATTGCCTTTTTTAAGGCTGTAATTATTGCAATTACAACTGTTAATATTGCGATAATCGGATTTGCCATCATCGCTGCAAAAAATGATTTAGCCTGTATAGTTAATCCATTAATCATTCCCCCAGAAGACTTGGAAGCATCTCCCATAGCGATAATTGATTTTCCAAATAATCCCGAAGACTGAACCGCTTTTTTTATTGAATTTTCATAATTTCCAACATTCCGATAAAATCGCCCTGTTTCTTCTTCGGCAAGTTTCAATTCTTTGGTTATTTCGTTAATTTTGTCGCGAAATTCTGTGCCCTCTGCCGATTTTCGCATTTCTTCGCTCATTGAATCATACTGTTTTGTCAAAACTGAAAGTTGAGCACGCATTGAATTGATACTTCCCTCTGCCTCTTTTTGTGCCTTTACATTGTTTTTTAATTCGTTTTCGTAAGATTTTATCGCTGCCTTTGAATGATTTATCGCTGCCTTGTTTTCTTCAAGTGCACGTTTGTATTTTTCTTCGCCAATTGTTCCTTTTTCTTTTTCTTTGAGCAAATCATCATTACTTTTTTGTAATTCTTTAATTGCTTCTTTGTAATTCAAAATATTTTGAATGGCGTCTTTTGAATTGACTTTTACTTCTAAAATAATGTCTTTTGCCTGCTCTGCCATAGTTACATCTGTATTAGTTTTGCTTTTGCTGTGTTATTTTGGTTTACTTGAATTTCTAAAATTATGTAATAGTTTCCTGTTTGTTCTAAATAGACAGGTATCATCATATCGAGCGTATAAATATCAAAATCTGACAAATAGATTTGTATTTCAATTAATTTTGGATTCCGGATAATTTGCTGATATTTTTCGTAAAATCTGAAAATTAAAGAATTAAAAAAAAGTTCTTTTGAAAATGAAGCAATTGGATAATTACCGGGAATCTCTTCTATTGTAACTAATCTATCTTTAATCTTATTTAAGTTTCCATCTTCGTTAAATAAGTTGAATATTGCCACATGAATATCAAATATATTATTATAATATTCATCGCTTGGTGCAAACTTTAATTCTTCAAGCGTTTTTTCTTCTTCTAAAATTTTGCTGTCTACCTCTAAGTATCCGTCTGCATTTTTAATTACACTTTCATCTGTTGCATATTTTAGTATATTTTTTTGTGCAAAACTGCCAAATGAAAATAATACATTATCTATCTCGCTTCCTGTTATTACTTTATCAGTCCAATCGTTTGCATATTCTTTCTTGTTGTAAAAATCATCAATTGAGTAAAATTCAATTTCTTTTTCTTTGTAATTTATAAATAATCCAAACAGTATGGAAATAGTCTTTAAAATATCCATTTGGCTAATGTCCGGCAAATTATTTATTATCGGAAATTTGTCGCCTGCTTCGATTGTTTTAGGTGAAATTAATAAATTATAAGACCCGTGCGTTTGTGTTGAAACAGGATTAATTTGGACAAAAGTATAACCATAAACTACATATCTAAATTTTATAATATCACCAGCATTACAATCTATTGAAATGTCGTCTTTTTCGATTTTCATTGATGATACAGGTCTCTCAAATTTTTTTATACCTGATAATACATCGTTTTTGAATACAAAAAGAATTGCCATATATGCACGTTCTGAATATTGAGTTTCATAATGAATATTTCCCTCTAAATTTATCGTACATATATCTTGTATAGTTATTGAATTTCCGGAAATAAAATTGTGTTCATCATTTATTGCATTAATTTGAAAGTTTCCGATAAAATTAAATTCTA